CTCATGACCGCAGATAGGACGTCGCCATCCCTCCTGCACCGATACCTTAACTCATTGAGTATCCCTGAAAGGATATGTGGGTGACTCCTACCTATTCCGATTAAGTCTGCTGCAATTTCAGAATCCTTCTCGATATTTGCCCGATATGTCATCTCTGAAGGGGATGATATTCTGAACCCACCAGCAGATGAAGGGAGTATTAGAAGGACTTCCTCCAAAATCTTCCGGGAATTGTCTAGGACTCTTGACAAAATGCAACCTGCGTAAAATCTCTTGAGGATGTATGCAACCACAATAGAACCACCAGATGCACACAATGCCTCACACTGGCCCTCGATCGACCTGATCCTTCCGTATAGTGGTTCTAGCCCCCTCGTGCTAGATATCTTGCCTATAGAGCATAGTTCCTTCATAAACATAGAGAGGATATGCGAGTTATTGCAGACTGATCCCAGATATTCCCATACATTGTATGATACGAGTGTCTTCCCTATATGAAAGACAAGGCCAAACTTGAGATATATCTCTTGTATGATCAACACCTTTGCCATGACTTCATCTCGAGAATTAGAACCGGTTAGTATCATTTGTAGGAGGCCATCATCTGAAAAGGTTAGGAGATTACCTGGTTGTCCTGTTGCCTCCAGAGCTATTGTCATAATCGTTGCATTGATTGAAGACCAAATGAAGTTGAAGAAACCTTCAAATCCCCCCATAACACCATTGATGGAGTTGAAGAAGCCACGTGAATTATGGATGATCATCGATGATCTGAATACAAGATCTATCCTCTCCAACCATTTACACCCAGATAGCTCTGCGAGCACCTTCCCATACTCCCTCATGAGTGACATTGGGAACTTCTTCGAGAACTCAGACATGTCAAATGACAAGTATAATGAAGGACTCTCTCCCGTACCACCAGTCATGGTTTTGGAGAAGGACTCAATATCGCCTCTCCTTGCCTCATAGGACTGAGTTATAGATACACCTGGCTGTCGCCTTGAGACCTGCCTTGCATATCTCTCAATTGTCTGAGTTATGACCTTGAGCTCCTGCTCTGCCATGTAGAACATACGAGTCACTTTCTTGTGAATCTCACCAAACTTAGGCTCCGTTCCAACTATGAATTGAGCAGATGGTGTTGAAACTAGGAATTCCTCGAATTCTCTAATAGGTATGTCTTCTGGTATCCTACCAGGATATTTTGCTTCAAAGATTTCATGTAGTCTTGTCACCTCCTTGAACCTCCTTAAAGCTCTCTCGATGTTTAGTCCATGCATACCCTTTATCTCCTCAGTAGCATCATTCAGAGTGCCTACCTCAGATAAGAATGATGGTTTACGCATTGTTGAGTGTGAAGACCACTCCCTTCCCTCATTTATCTCATTTAGGTCAGGTATATATTTCTTCTGTGATGCCTTTGATGATGGTTTTACCTTTATCTTCTCAGGATCGACTAAGCCATTAACCTTCTCAACCTTCACCTTTGACCATGCTCTCCATGAAGCATTGAACATCCCATATGGGTCTGGGGATGATTTTCGTGAATCAGTTTCCAGTAACATTGCACTTGGATCTAAAGTCTTTGTGAAAAGCCTAATCTGCTCACCTTGTGAATGCACGGACTTACATAAAAGCTTCCTTAGAGTTCCAGTGAACCTTGGAATGTGCTCCATGTCAACCCTATTGGGTTCCTTCAATCCCGATATGCTTTCGAAGACATCATTCAGGTTTGCGTCTGGATGTGGGAAGGACCTGAAGATGTTAGACAAGTTTATGGAATCAGGGATGGTTGTGCACAGAGATTTTAGTATGCCCCTATAGTACATTGACCATCGCCTCCTGTATGGCTCCATAGACTTTATGTAGTTCTGCGAAGCGCTAATGTCAAATACCTTGTCTTTATCCAATTCTGCGATCAGTATCCCTCTTGCACCTTTTAGTGCCTCACCCATGAAGTCAACATCCTCTTCAACTAGTTCATCGAATGACTCCAATAATGACTCGAATGTGTCTTCTGGGCTGTTCCTCAAGCCAATATCACGCATACCTAAATAGATATTTCCAAATGACCTCAGCATTGTTACTAACCTATTGCTGTGTGTACTGGTAAGGGCCACTTCAACACCACATATCCTTATTAGGTTTATGGATCCAGGGAAATCACGGATAGACTCTCATCCCTCCTCCTGTCCTCAGATAGAATCCTCCTGAAAGCATCACTATCTCCACCCTTATACTTCTTGTATGATCTCTCAAACTGTGATGAGGCCTCCTTCAACCTAGTGGCTATGGC